ACAACATTTCAGAAGATTCTCAAAAAATGTTAAAAGAAGTTATAGCGGGTAATAAATAAATGCACTCTAATTTAGATAAAAAAAATACTGCACTAGAAAAATGGCGTTGGATGATAATGGGCGCCGGTGTTGTCGTTGGTTATCTGGGAATAGATTCTTTATCAAAATTGTTTCATTAAAAAAAAGCCGCATTATGCGGCTTTTTTTGTAAGCGTATCTAGCTTATCTTGTACTATATCAAAATTTATCATATTAAATAAACCTGGATGTAAAGGTTTAGGATACCTCTCACCTGCTACCCAAGCATATCCTATATGCTCATCATTTAATTTAGGTATGAACTCACTTCCAACTAAACAAAAAAATGTATGATAAACAAAGGTGTTATTTACAAATTTTTGTATGGGGATAAGTTTGCCATCCTGTGGGAAGAAGCCCAATTCTTCTTCACATTCACGCATTAACCCCGTCATTAATGTTTCTGACTTTTCTATCTTACCTCCTGGTAAGCCCCAGTTGTTAATATTCTTGGGATCATTACGCAACAAATAAAGATATCTTTTTGTATTCTCTGCGTAGAAAAAAATTCCTGCACTTGTATTTTCCATACTATATCACTATGCTATAATCACCTTCACCGTACCAACCTTCATATGATTTCATCCATACATTGTCTGTAAATCTATATTGAATATTAGTAGTTAGATTAGTAACATATTCTACACTATTTGTTGCCTCGCTGTCAAATGAAACAACCCATTTTCCTATATTTGATCTATATTCTACAATATCATTAGCATTGGCTATTAAATCTCCCCATGCTGTTGTGGGACTATTAGGGGCACCAATATTTTCAACAATAAGATATCTACGCCCATTCACTGGTCCAGGTAATCCTGCGTTAGGTCCTGTGATTTGCGGATTAATGATACTATCTACTGGGCCCAAAGTATTTTGTGGCAATGTATCAGGATCGATACTATAAATCAAAAATCTATCATCCATGGGGTCAGGTACTATAGTGCCTACTATTTCTGTCTCCATATAGGGATTTTGTAACCAAATTTGTGAGATGCCAGGTTTTATTGTTCCATAAACATTCAATAAAGAAGACCAATATATAGATGTGTCGGGGCTTTCAGGCTCTTCAATAGATATATTAGGTGGGTTAAATGCTACATCATTGGGTAATAATTGTAGCATATTGTTTATCAGCAATACTTTATAACCATACGGGGAAATTTTTTGTCTTGTACCCAACAATAAATCTTCATCTTGTATATCTTGTAGCATTGTTCCTTTATGTATTGAAGCAATCACTTTATGTATTACCCCCATTTTCTTAAGTTTTGCGCTTGTACTTAACCAGATTGGAATATAAAACTTCCAAGATAATACATCAATGGGATTATTTGTACCTTGAGGAATAGTACGACTACTGAATGTCAATCCATCTTGATATACCACACTCAATGAGGCCCAATCAACAAAGTTATCAGTGCTTTGAATGTCTAACGCAGGATTGAATAATGTACCTAGTTGTTCTGTTAGCTCTAACTTTTGTTGATAGTTTGAGGACCAAAAATCAACTTGTAATCTAAGAGTATACGGAACAGGCATTAATCGTTCAACTGTGAATGCTTGTCCCTGTGTAGTTTCATAACTTTGTGTGTCAGTATTATATGTGCGTTGTCTAACTTGCAACTTATCTACTAGAGTAGGTACCTGTGTTCTACGCTGATCATACTCTAGGCCCGTAATATAATAAGTCAATAGTGGCGTGCTAGGCAAATTACTAGCACTATTATTTGCTATGATGGCGGCTGCTTGCCGACTGCTATCACCGTACATTATAGGTACGCGAACAAAAATAGGATTACCGTTGGGGTCTCGCCCCTTTGTTACATACCATTGAGAAAATATTTTAGCAAATTGAATTAAGAATCTGCGTATCTGTGCATCATAGAAAGTATTGCGCCATTGGCTTTATCTCCTTTATCAGTACTTGTTAGTTATTTATCAGGAGATTTATGCGTTAGGCGGAATATCGTCAGGAGCAATAGTCAATATTTTAGATAGTGCTTGTGCCTGAGATACTATTTCGCCGCTTGTCAGCACAGTGACATTACTATTGTTTATGAAGCTTGATAATTGAGATTCATCATTTTCAGTAAAGCCTGTATCTGTGCGTACATTCTCACTGATTCTTATCCATAAATTACCATTCCATCTGTACAAAAGCTGAGGGAAGTAATCAATTCGTAAGAAATAATCGCCTACTTTTGGATCTTGTGGGAAAGATATTCCTACTCCAGTAGGAAATCCATTGGGTGCAGTTCCGTCACCTGTTAAATATCCTGTTAGATATCCAAAGCTTCTGGGACTACTACGAGCAATAAACTGAAATCTAGGATCACAGTCAGCACGATAGTCCATAGTGTTAGGACCATAAGGTGCAGTTCCTGTAAATCCTGGTGCTTCAGGATCTTGATCGGCAGTCGCATAAGTATTGTCTGCTGTACCATAAGGCCCTAGTATAATACCATTAGATTGTGCTACTATTACTTTTTCACCACTAACAGCACCTGATCCTGTGCTTGTTCTGTCAGGTGCTATTTCATCTGTTTCTAAACTCAGTGATACGAAAGCATCTAGCGGATCACTTATGCCATCCATATCGGCGGTCATATCCCAAATACTCTGTATTGCTTTTTTAGATATCTTTAATACTGGACTGCTATTTTTGTAATTAGGGTCCTTCATAAGCACCACTGTACCTACTACTGCGCTTTGTCCCAATGGACTTGCTACAATGTTTATAGGAGGGGCAGGTTGATCAAATTTTCCTGATTTGACTCCATATGTAGGTACAACATATAAGTTACCTGTGTCATAACCTGATTTAGGAACTAATCTTTTTGCTTCTTTTAAGGCAGCATCATTAATAGCAATATTTTTATTATATGTTGATAAAATATCAGTTAGCGTGCCACCATTAGGTATTTCTTTCCAGAATTCTGGGTCAGGTGGTGTTTTGCCTATAGGAACTTCTTTTAGTGTTTCATATACTTTATCGCCATATTGAACTGTATATCCTGGAGGATATGTTTTATTTGGATCGTAATTACCTAGATAGTTATCTTCGTTGATAGGCTTGTTTAATATGTTTTGGTATTCTTGACTATTGACTAGAGGTTCACATTTGATACGCCACAAATGTGGATACCAAGTCTGTGAAAAACCTTCACTGGCATAGCTAGCGTCAGTTATTTGGTAAAATCTTTTTAATGCTACAGGTATCTTTTCATCTAGTGGATTATAATCTAATAAGTGAGGTAGTTCTATTACATCCCCTACCATTAATTTTCTAGCCATTATATCAATCATATCATTATAATGTACTGTGATAAAAATTACATCATTGTTTAAGAATAAACCAAATTGACTCAAATCAAAGTCTAAATTTTGTACATTATAATGACCTCTGAGTCTGTATATACTTTGATCGTATACCCTATCCCTATTCTCTAAAAATAGCAAATCTTGTATTTGGGTAGGATCAGGTGCGTCATATTCTGGTTGCAAAAAATCGTTAGATGGGCCCGTATTGGCTGGACCCAAATATTTATGGATATATAAATCAGTCGCCCCTACAGTAAACATCTCCGAAATCGTACGGTCAAAAAACCTATAATCGTTTTGTTTATTGGGACGGTATAATGACAATTTTGGCATATAGTTATTTATCGTATTTTATTGGTTCATAAAGTTTGACAATAAATAGGCACTCTGCTATAATAGCGGAAACTGTGAAATCATTTAGGATAACTATGCGCCGCAAATCTGCTACCCCTGTAAAAGCCTCAGTCCGTAAGACTACAGCAACTATCAATCCCAATATTGTCAAGGCTCTATCTCCCAAGGATCCTGAAAGTCTTCGTATTGGTGGAGAGCCTGAGTTCAATGAGCAACCTCTAGAGAATGTTAGGTTCAGCACTCTAGCAACCTCACTACATTGGTATAACAGATTCTATGGTCGAAAAGATGCAAAAGACCTGATGATTCAGTATCTTGTCCATAATGGTAAGACTGATGAGGCTAAGATCATGGGTAAGGTTGGTGATGAAGAATTTTCTATTCCCACTTTTGGTTGGCTAGCTAGGCTTACTATGCGTGGTCTTATTCTTACTGAACAGGAACAAAAGAAACTTGACACTGAAGTGGCTAGGCTACTTGCTCCTATCGTCAAAGTAGAGTCTAATATTACTGGAAAGAAAAAAGTCAAAATTGAGATTTCTACCCGTCCCAATGTTCAGGAAATCATGCGAGAAAAGGCGCGTGATGCGGCAGGTGAGCTTGAAGGTGTCATGGATGACTTCAATCTATCAGGAGCTAAATCAGGTACTCCAGCGGATGCAGTAAGTTTTCTTACAAGGTACAATGTGCTTCCCCAGCATACTTCGATTATTACTGAGGCTTGGAAACGCAAGCTTGCAGAATATGAAGAGGTATTGGAGGGCAAAGATCCTCAGCTAGTACAAGCGTATTCACATCTTACCAAAACTCAAGTCAAGAATACTATCAAGTTTATTGAGTCTATGCTGGCTAGTATCAATAGCTACATCAGCAATAAAAAGGCCACTAAAGCCCCGCGTCGCCGCAAGGCAGTACCTCCTGAGAAGGTGGTAGCAAAACTCAAGTATCTTAAAGAGTTTAAAGATGAAAACCTGAAACTAAATCTAGTATCGGTGCATCCTAAAACTCTACTCACTGCTAGTGAGGCTTGGGTGTATGATACGGCTAAGCGTAGGATGTATCACTTCATGGCGGATGATCTGGCAAAAACATTCTCTGTCAAGGGTAACAGCCTACTAGGCTTTGATACACTAAAAAGCGAAGTAAAGACCCTGCGTAAACCTACTGAACAGATTAAAGAAATTGTGGGCAGCAAACCCGCAGCCCGTAAATTCTTCAAAGATATCAGGGCTGTATCTAGTTCGCCTAAAGGCAGGTTCAATGCTGATATGGTAATTCTAAAGGCTTGGTAATGAAGTTATACATAGCCGTACTAGATGAGTTTCCCGATTATATGACACCTACCTTGGTAGCGCATAGTATGTTAGGGGCTCATCTATTTTTTACAAAATTAGAACATACCAACTTCTATGCAGAGTGGTTATCTGACTCATTCAAAAAATGCGTAGTACGGGTGAATCAAAAAGAATTTGACAAAATTGCGGCATTACCTTTTACCTATCTAGGGCATGAAAATAATACACTTGATGGTAGAAAGACCTGTGCGATACCACCACCTCTACCTAACGAGTATCTACCTAATGTTCTTAAATTTGCTAAACTTTGGGAACCAAAATATAAGGAAAACACATGAATAAAAATATTGATTTAAACAAGTACTCAACATTTGTAGAGGCTGTAACTAGCGAAGCTAGTAATGATTTAACTACATTTATTAAAAGACTAGATAAGATAGATGATAACTATGATGTTACAACACATACACATGGTCCTGATATCAATGTACCTCTACTCTTAACTGCCTGTCTTGGACTTGCGGCAGAAGCGGGCGAATTTATCGAAGTGCCCAAGAAGATTTTTTTTCAAGGCAAGCCCTTAACTGAGGAAAATGTCTTCCACATGAAGCGTGAGCTAGGGGATGTTATTTGGTATTGGATTAATGCTTGCCGAGCACTAAACCTTGACCCTAACGAAGTGATTGCCGAGAATGTGCGTAAGCTAGAGTCACGCTATCCTAGCGGAACATTTGATGCTCATTACTCGGAGAACCGCAAAGAGGGCGATCTATAATGGTTCCATGGGACGATAAGCTCTATCTACTCACACCCGAAGAATTCGATCAATTACCTGATGGCACCGAACTAACCTGTATTGATGGTGAAACTGCCATCAAAGGTAAGGACACTATTGACCAAGATATTAGATTTGGTCATATTGCTTATGGTGTAAACGATCCTTGGAATCATCCACTCAAAGATTTATTCCTGTGTTTTAAACTGAAGTCTTAAAGGTACATTGCCCGTGATAAATAACTAATAACGGGTAATATACTATGGCAGCTAATCCTCTAAACACACCTAATGGAATGACTCTAGATGAGTTGAAACAATCCATGTTTCAAAATATACAATACCGACTAGGTGGTGGTATCGTAGATTTGGAAATAGATCCAGGACATCTAGAAGCCGCTTACAATTACGCAATTAAAATATATCGTCAACGGGCACAGAACGCCACAGCAGAATCATATACACTAATGACGGTATTAAAAAATGTTGACACTTATACATTGCCTCAAGAATTCATCAATGTTAGGTCATTATTTCGTAGGACTGTAGGATTAGAAACAGGTCCAGGAGCTTCGTCATTTGATCCATTCAGCAGTGCTATCCTTAATACTTACCTACTAAATTATAACTACGCAGGTGGTATGGCAACTTATGACTTTTATGCGGGTTATGTAGAACTTGCCGCCCGAATGTTTGGTGGATATGTGATCTATACATTTGATCCTGTAACAAAAGTATTACGAGTTGTCCGTGATCCCAAAGCTAGCGGCGAAAGAATACTTATTTGGGCCGATGTACAACGACCTGAAGAAGTATTGCTACAAGATCCAGGCGCTGGAGTTTGGATTGGCGACTTCACATTAGCAGTAGTCAAAGGTATCATAGGTGAGGCCCGTGAAAAGTTTGGTACTATTGTTGGTCCTCAGGGTGGCACCACATTAAACGGTTCAGCTATGAAAGCTGAATCCAAAGAACTACAAGCTGCGCTACTTGAGGATCTAAAGAGATATGTGGACTATTCCGCTCCCTTGACCTGGATACAAGGCTAAATTAACTTGGGTCTATGGATGAGGCATAAATACAAGTATGAAACACCTACTTGAAAAACTTATATCCAATGACACAAGTTATAATAAATCAGTAACTCGATACCTATCTAAAACTCATCCCGACCTTTGGAGGGAAATAGTAGAAGTAACTTCCTTTTTACCTAATGATGCTAAACCAAAACAAAGGGTTTGGCATATACTCAATGATAAGTATGCGATTGAACTTTGTCCTATAACTAACGAACCGCTGCGATGGAACGAAAAAGACTATCGTAGATTTTCTTCAATTGAAGCCAAAAATAAAGGTGTTGGAAAAATAATCAGCAAAGCAACGACAGGAAATCATTGGCGACAAAAAGATCCTGAAAAATCTATTAAGGCAAATGAAAAATTTTCAAACGGATTT